GAGCGAATTTTTGCAGCGCCTGTTCCCGGACCTCTGATAAACTAATTTTTATTTGGCTCATTGTTCACCTGCAATGATTGCTCTTCCGATTTTTTCGACGACTTGCGGGACAACGGCATTTCCCAATGCCCTAAGTCGGTGTGTCCGATTTCGTATCCCATTAGCCACTCGACCCACTGAGGGTTCAGGGAGCCAGACGGGGCCGTTGCCCTCACCGCATCCCCAAGACTGTTTGACGCCGTTCGTCCCACCCTCTTCAGTTGCTCTGGCGTTCTTGCCCCCTCCCAGTCCGACGCAGAAACTGTCGGCCACAGCTTGACCATGTCCCCCAGATTTGACTGATGACCCTTTTCCATCCGTGCTTTTATCTTTTCGGGATCTTGATACTCGCCGCCGCCCTTCTCCCTCGCGTTGGGAGTCGGCCACAATCCAGACCCTGTCTCGTCTGTGCGGGGCATCGACGGCGCAAGCTGGAATAATAAATGGGACGGCTTGATACCCGATGCTCTCCAGGTCAGAAAGGCTGCGCTGGAGGCCCATTGGCTCGTTAACAAATCCACGCACATTTTCGCCAATGAGCCATCGAGGTTGTAGCTCTTCAACAAGCCTAACCATTTCTGGCCAGAGGTCTCTGTCATCTTCTGCGCCTCGCTGCTGCCCGGCGACACTCCACGGTTGGCATGGGAATCCGCCGCAGATGAGGTCAACTCTTCCAAGTCCATCTGTGTTGATGGTTCTGACATCGTCGTAGATTGGCGTGTCGGGCCAGTTCTTTTTGAGGACGGCTTGGCAGAACGGCTCTCGTTCGCAGAAAGCAATGGTCCGAAAATGTCCGGCTCTTTCGAGTCCGAGGCTAAATCCTCCGATTCCAGAGAAGAGGTCGAGAACTTTGATTTCATTGTGTATCACCGCCGCATCCACAAAAAGTACGCGACCAAAAGACCGATTAGCACGGCCGAGATCACTGCGCTGCCGACAGATAAAATTAGGAAATAAGTCAAAACGGGATCTCGTCGTTGAGCTCATCAAAGGACGTGCCGCGGCCTTCGCAATAAGCTTGTGTGTAACATCGCAGAGCTTGCAGCCATTCCTCCGGGGTCAGCCCTGGCGTGATGGTGCGCCCGATAGAGTCGAGGTATTGGCCCATGACTTTGCCGGCCTCGAGCATCAGCTTGTCTTCGTCGGGTCTCCAGTCCATGTGATACTTCACTCCTTTTTTTGCCTTCGCTTGCCATGCGCTTTGGTGCTTCATGCTGCAAAACCAGAGCTCCGGAGCTGCGAGGTTGTTCCAACCTAAACCGAACCCTCGAGATGGTTTTTTGCAGACAGGGCAGAGCCTCAAAGCTCTTTGACTTTCACGCTCACCACTTCGCTGTCTTTGTAAAAGGGCTCGAGCTCGTCGCCGTACTTGTCTTTGACGGCGCTTGTATCAAGCGTTCGCCTGGAGGTTGTATCGACAATCGCCTCATGCGTAGCGCCGACACAGTTCCCCACCTCTTTGATTTTTTCGATGGTCTTTTTTTCCTGAGCCTTCAATTCTTTAATGCGCGCTCGCAACGATGCGAGAACGTCCGGGAGATTTTCATTCACGCCGGTGTTATTGAGTTGAAATGGATTCGTCATCGCTTGCTCCTTTGTCTTCCCATCGCTCGCCATTATCGAGCCGATAGATCACAGTGTTTGTTGCTTCGTTAGTTTCTAAAACGATGCCAGGGACATATGCGTCCCGGTAACGCTGATCCGGACAGCCAACGCGTTGTTCATCTGTTGAAAGAATTTTCTGATGCCGGTGACAGAACCAGTCGCCATGCTTGATAGCCTCGGACCAACAACATGTGCGGCACGTTCTGGTAGGCGTAGCACCCTGATGGCAGACAGAGTGAAACCCACAGAACCTTTTGCATGCCCAGTAGCTAGGGTTGTCACTGATCCGAGCCGGCATCATGTGCGGCTGTTCGATAATCTGGCGCGCCCGTTCGACGTACCACTCGGCTGCTTCCGGATCGTAATTCGTCCGGATCGACGCCCACCTACGCCCACCGGCTGAGGCCACTACCATGTAGTGACGCTTGTGACCGCGATAGTGCATGTAGCACTGTGCTTGTGCGTAATACGTCTCGTTCCACGCCTTGAGCACTTGTTTCTCGTCGCCGAGATCATCTTTCAATTTGCAGAACTTAGCGAAGCCTTGATCGTTCGTGCATTTAACCTCGAAGACATGCCATGTCTTTGGCGCTTGTATGAGCCCCAGAATCTCGCCATCGAGATGGCCCAAAAAATGTCCGTTAATATCTGAGACTTCTAATTGTTTGCCGGTTTCCGGATCGCGATCAATGAGTGTTACGCCCGGAACTTTTCTGATGCGCTCGATCACAAGGTCTTCAGTCCTGTGGCCGTCCGCAAAATTCTTGAGTGTGTCAGCTCCGAACGGGTCTTCCTTGACCATGTGCAGCCGGTAATAAGATTTGCGCGGACAGTCGCCGATGCTACTGACCCCAAGATAAGTGCGCTTGTTTCTTTGGCTCTCGAGCGCTTCAAGTGCGCTATCGGCTGCCTCAAGTGTAGGGTCTCTGTCTAGGTCTAGCTTGACCATCATACGTGCCTCATAGAAAAAGAGAGGGCGAGGCTATGCCCCGCCCTTGGTTTATTAAGCATTCCAAGGTCTGGCATCAGTTGCCGGCGCAGTTGGTTGCAGGGGTGCTTCTGTCTGCGCTGGCGCTGGTGTCGGAGCTGCTTCGTAAGATTGAGCCGCAGCGGCCGGCGTAGCAGCCGGGGCATTGGCAGGGCCGTAACTTTTGACCTCGTTGTACTCTGGGTTGTCCGTTTGGATGTCGATCTCGAGTGTCGCTCGCTTTTGCCACAGGTGATCAGTGTCAGCGATGGTCGTCATTCCAAGAGCACGGCCTAAACTGCTAAGGCGCTCCTTTGCTATCGAGACCGTATTTGGCTTGTCATACCAGAGATAGATTTTATCCCAGACCAGCCGGCCGCTCTCGAGCTTCCATACAAGCTGGAGGTATGAATTGCCGGGTTTGTTTTTCGACTCGACAACTTGAACATCATCGACCTCGGCAACATATGAGCCCGGTGGAACCGGATCATATTTCTTATCTAATGTATCAGCGCTGGGCGCGGTGACCTCGTGATTAAGTGCAACCATGTTTGCTACTCCTTGCTAAAAATTGCTGCCTCGAGTGCATTCCAATCCAGCGGCAGCTCTGCCGGTATCGGATAACGTGACTTTGCAATGAAGGCCGGCGCGGCTTGTGTCTTAATCACACGCTCGCCTGTGCTCATTGCACGGGTGCGCTTACGGCCGAACCCTGTGTCGGTTTGCTTGACGGTTGTTTGGTAAGTGCAGAACCCGATCAGATCGCAATGCTCCATCATTACCGCGGAAGCATTCTTATGCGTCTTGATCTCGTAGCGGTCATATGGTTCCGAGTCCGGGTCTTCAAATCTTTTGACTTGGCTGTGTGCCAGGATGATAACGATCATATTTTTCTGATCGCGAACCGCATTGATGCCAGACACAAACCGCCGCCATACATCGCCGGCTATCTGGTAGCCTTTGCCATAGCCTGGATCTTCGATGTGCTTCCACTTGTGCGCCTCGCACACATGCTTGTAGACAAGCGGCTCGAGCCAATCGAGAGAGTCGATCACCAATGTTGAGTAATCGTGATCCTCTTTGATGATCATTTCGAGCTGCGCCTCTACATCCGCGTAAGTGTCCGGACGTGGAAGTCGATCAGCTCCGACAATGTCTGCGCCGTCTTCCGTTTGAATAAAAATAGGCTTGGGCGCGCTTGCCCCGAATGTCGTTTTACCGACACCCGGCGGCCCGTAGGCTAACACCCTTGGTGATTTAGTTGCGGCCCCACTGACCACATCTTTTAGCGATACCATCACTTGCTCCTCTAGTTGGTTAACAATCTGCTCTGCTTCGACTCTTCATAATCTTTGATCATCACCTGCACCCCACTGACCTCGTCGCTCCAATAGCTGCGCAAGTCATGGATGTAGTGATCGTTCTCGACCACCTCGATTGCCTCGAGTAGATCGAGCACTGCTTTATTCACGTTATCGATATCCCGCTTACGCTTGTCGGGCCGGCCCACTGCCAGCTCCATCGCTATCGGATAGTCGATAGGTTTTTCTGGT